TAAAAATTCGTCGTTTTCTTCCCACCCATCATGACCATAAACATTTTTAACATTCATAAAATATTGTTGAATAGTGTTTGTTCGTGCAATCGTGCATTTCTCTGTAAGCGTTGATGTCTTATCACAAAAAGAATCAGGAAAACCCAACGCCAACTCCTCATCCTGCTTCATATTAATTAAACCCGCCAAGGTCTTTAATTCACTGTATCTAGTAGTCCTGTGAAATTCTAATTCATTATCTTTATCATTTTGAACAATCATCGTTAAAGATCCGGCACCAGAACGCGTGTTATTTTTCGTCAATTCAACAAATATTTCTAATTTTGAAAAATCTTTTCGTGTAATATTATTAGTAATTGGAGCATCAATTCCTGCCTCCGATGCTTCGTCCAAAACAGTGTCGTAACGAACGTTAACCCCATAGTCGCTCTCATTTGTTAATTGTCTAAGCTGAGTAGAACTCATTATATATATTATAAATATATATTATATATGCCTTCATTAAAAATTTCGTTATATGAAACTGCTTATTTAATATTTATGTTTTTATTTTTTAAGACTACTATAGATTTTAATGTATTACATAGTCCAACCGGTTGGTGGTTCGAACATTTAGTAGGAGATGATTATGGATTACGTATATGTCCTTTTGGAAGAGTTGCTATTTTTGCCTTAATTGCTATTTTAATTGCGCGTCATTATATTAAAATCCCACAAATTTTTGTAAATATAGTATTGTTTATTGCCTTTGTTTTATCACTAATGAATATGAATGCTATAGTATATTTAATTCCTATCTGGTTAGTAGAATATTTATATTAATATAATATATATGGCGGCACTATCAGCAAAAAATGATTGTGATTTTAATGAATTTGTAAGAATAATATCAGGATTAAATGTAGAAAGTATAGTAAATATTAATTTTACTTCAAAAATAAGCATTTTTAGAAGTCTAGCTATAGATTGTATGATAAAAGAGTATGAAGTAGATTTTTTATTACCAAGAGATGAATTAAATGGAGATGATTTACGTTTTAGAATTTTAAAATTATACAATGAGCTTGATGAATTAATAGCAAATGAATTATATCATTATTGTTTAACTGCTTATAGTTATAATCTTACTATGGCTTCTTACAAAGAAAAAAAAAGAAGATTAGCTTTAAATATTAATGAAGATCCAGAATATATAAAGGCTTTACAAGAAGCAATGAATCAAATACCATTAACTAAACTTTGGAAGAAAACCCCTGTAAATAAAAGACCCACTATATTTCAAGCAGCTAGAAGAAAATTACGAAAAGAATGGGAAGACAGAAGAAAAGTAGAAGAAGTAAATTTACTAAAACAGAAGGAAGGAATTAGAACGTTATTAAAAAATAAATTAAAAATGGAGAAACAATTGAGAAAAAATATAATTCTTCACATGAAACAAACAGGAGGAATAAAAGATTATTCTGAGAAGAGAGCACAATCTATTATAAATCATTATTATGAAATGTCTTATCCTGATCGTAGAAATATTGGAAGAGCAGGAATGCTTACAAAAATTAAAATAACTATACCAACATGGTTAAGAACGTTAGAAAGATTGGTAGTGCACATAAAAGAAATGGACGAACTTCAAGAAAAAGAAAAAGCAAGAAGAAACGCAGCCGCATTAATTGCTGAAGAAGCAGCAGAAGAATTAGATAGAAAAAGAGAAGAAGAACGTGAAGAAGAAATAAGACAAAAAGAAAAAAAGTCAAAAAATTTAAAAGCTCAGAGAAAAGTATTAAAAAGAAATTCAGCTAAGAAAATTCAACGTGCTTTTCGTCATACACGAAAAAACCCAACACCACCCAGTATTCCATCAGCTTCATCAAATGAATCAAATGAATCAAAACTACCATCTTTACAACCAATAGACGATATAGATAGAGATATAATAGAGCGTATTAAGGAATTATATGGATATTTAATGGAAAAGGAAATTTTTAAAAGATATAGAGAAAAAAGAGAACGAATATTGACTGTAATGATTCCTTATCATCGTCATTTATTAGAATTTATGAAGAAAATATTAATACCACAATTAAAACAAAAAAATATTAGGGTAGTAGTTACTGGAGGATTTGCCACATCTTTATTAACTGGAAAGTATAAAACAGAAGATGTAGATATGAAATTATATTTGCTTGAAAAAACTGAAGAAAATAATGCTAATTTTAAAATGAGAGATATAGTAAAAGCTATATTAGAAGAAAACTTAGATTTTTTAAATGTAAATCCAGAAGAATTAAGTTATAGAATATACGAACCAAGTAAAAATCCATTAGAAAATAATGGGGATAATCCTGTAAAGATAACTGGAAAAATTAATGAAGAAAAAGGAGGAAAAAGAGAAAATCCACGTGTTAGGGGTGATTATGATGCTGTAGGTGAGCTAACTTTTTCAGCTAGAGAATATAAGGAACAATTAATAGATGTTCAGGGAATACCGGTATTGTCACCACAAATTTTGATAGATAATTTATTAAACCATGCTAGTAATAATTTTAGAGAACGAATAAAAAGTGGAGAAAGAAATATTTATCCAGAAAAACTATTAGGATGGATGAAACAATTACAAGCCTTATTACGTTTAAAAAATCCAGATGCGGCAAATGAATTATCTAAAGAAATTGATCGTATGAAAAGTCCAAGTCCTAAACAAGGAGGTAAACGTAAAAAGAAACGTAAGACTAGGAAAAAGAGAAGAAAAAAGAAGAAGACGAGGAGAAAAAGAAAGAAGAACCGAAAAAAAAGAACTAGAAGAAAATAATTTTGTCTACTCGGTATTATAATTTGTTTGGTTAATAAAGTAATCTATTTTTAAGTTCATCCCAAAATACAAGAGGAGCAATCATTTTACATTGACAAATTTTATAATCCTTATGTAATGATTTTACTAATCTCTTCACCACTCGCTCCGCCGCATGTTCTTTATTTAAACTGGTCATTAATGCTATTTCATTTGTATCTTTATTAAGTAAAGCACCTTTTAAACATTCCTTACCATCTTCTTTGGTAGCTTTTATTATAAGAATTATTTTCCATTTATTAGCTTTTCCTGTTTTTGTATTGGGAGTTAGTTTTTGTAAATTTTCTAGTGTATGTTGTGCAAAGGACCAATCTTTATTATAAACACAATTAATATTTTTAGTACCATTTGGTAGTAAAGATAATAAAGCTTCTTGTGAAACTTTATATTGCATCAATCCCGGTGGGACATTTCTATTATTTTTCGTCATTTGCCAATCATCAGTCCATACGGAGTGTCTAATTAAATTATACATTTTAATATAATTAAATTTTAGTTATTTAAATCAATTTTTAAGCCCAACTGTTAAGGGATTGTGTATAAGGATTTTGATTGAATGCGCTAACCATAGCAGGTGTGTTTCTAGCACAATCAACCGAGAAACTTCTGGTGTTTTTACCAGCAACACGTCCGTGCGTTTCCATAGAAGGAATAGATTTGGTAAAATTATTTCCGTATAATTCATCTGGTTTAGTAGCAGTATTCGAGTATGTAGTAATATTTTGTGCATGTGAAGCTAATGAAGAATTACCAATATTATATCTATCAACTCTACTAACAATTTGTTTACTGGTATTTAGATGAGCATTGTAATCAGCATCAACAACTCTAGCACGAGAAGTTCCGTTAGCAGCACTATAACTATTAACATTAGCGTTATTGGTAGTTTGTCTCTGTTGTTCTACAGCATAATTATTTTTAATCATATAACCATTAGCTTCATCGTTACCACCCATAAGCATATGTTTAGTATTTTCAGTTTGTTCTCTAATGGTATGAGAAGGGGTGTCATTAGGATTCCATACAGGTTCATTCATTACACCTGATCTACCTGAAGCATTTCCCATTGGCCTCATATTACCAATAACATTTTCCTTTCGGGATGGTCTTAACATATCCATTAAAGGAGCAGTTAAGGCATTAACAAGAGCTCCAGCAATACCAGTCTGAGTTCTTTCTGAAGTAAATGTGCGAGCATTAGTACGAGCCTTATAACCTTTTTTTCCATAATCTTGTGGAGTAGCACCCCAAGCACCGGTATCACTTGCACCACCAACATTTTCACTTTTAAGTTGTTGCTTATGTGTTCCTCTGTAATGCCCTGGTTGATATGTTCCTTCACCTTCACGGTCATTGGCGTTACCAAAATATTCACGAGTGGTGGTAGTTCTATTTTCAGGTTGTAATACAACGGCAGCTCGGGCCGTCTGTGCTTTTTCCTGACCTGTAGTAGTTAGCCATCTATCAGCGGAATTTACATAATGTCTATCTGGTCTATTTTTTTCAACCTTTCCGACCATAGCTTTATTGGGTGCGTTAGCATTTCCTTTATAAGCACCTAGAATTTGCCCACCATACGTAACCTTAGGATTAGTAGAAGATCTTAATTGATCAACCGTTTTGGGCATATATTTGGAACGTTGTTCCATTCCAGAATTAAAACCACCTGAACCTTTGCTACTAAATCCTTTTCCTAAACCAGGTCCAACTTGTATTTCCTTCCATGGTTTAACATTATTCATTTTAGCAGTTAGTTGAGATTTCATTCTTTCAGCAATAATCTCTGTTGTATTCGGGACACCATTAACGTAAGTAAGACCTACTTCTGGTTTAAATAATGGAGCAATTCCTTGTTTTTTTACGGAATTGTTTCCTGAACCAGTATATGTATCTAGTAAACCGTCATATCCTTTAATATCACTAGATTGTGTTACTTTTGAACCAAAAAAAGGAACCATATTATTATGTTCTAAACTAGAGTTATTTACTCTATTACCAGTTAATGATTCAAAAGTCAAATCTTCTGTGTTTCTCCCAGCACCACTACCAACGTGAATACCTTTTGTTTGAGTTCTGATTGCCTTTTTATAACCAGTAGGATGATATAATGCTTCGTTGGAAGTTTTATAACCACTATAAGTTTGGACATTTGTTTCATTTAATAAATCATCTCGATTTTTTTTTGGAAAGTTTTTAACAATAGGTTTTGTATTTGGAAGCATGGTATTAATATTTTGATAGTTTTCCTTCTTATTACCATTTTTATTAGATATAATATACATTGCTCCCAAAACTGCGATAGGTATAGCAACTTCAGCCATTTATATATATGTAATATATATTTTATTAAACAAAATACATATTTATTTCTCTTTTAAACACGGAATTTTTGGAATAAAATTATCTCTTTCTAAAAGCCGAGTATTCAAATTATTATGAAAACGTAAACACACGTTTTCTTGTGGATTTAAAAACAAAGGATATTCTCTATTTTGAGGTAATGCCCTGTACATCCACGCAGGGTGTGTTGCTCTAGATTGGTCGGTAACAGACTGTTTACAAACAGGATATTTTATATCTTGAATATTTAATTGATTTTCACCCTTATATTGGGATTTGGAACAATATTTCGTAAGTTTTCTATTTCTACCAGTTAAATCACTATCAATATCAATTGGTCCACCATTAACAACAGATTTTAAATTTGCCCCCCATTTTTGAAGTCTTACTTGGGGGTCATCCATATAACAAGGAGTTGAACCATTGCCCGGAACATTAAATATATATCTACTTGGACCTGTTTGCTGTTGTAATTTCTTTTTTGTTCTACATTCGTCATAATTAAATCGTGTAAAAGCCATTATATAATAATATATATAAATATTTAAAAAATAAATAAATAAAAATATATATAATGAAAAAAACTATTTGCTTAAATATGATTGTTAAAAATGAATCAAAAAATCTAGAAAGATTATTTAAAAGTCTTTATAAAGTAATTGATTATTATGTTATTCATGATACCGGTTCAACTGATGGAACACCAGAAAAAATAAAAGAAATACTAGGAAATTATGGTATTTCAGGAGAAATACATCACGAAAAATGGAAAAATTTCGGGTATAATAGACAAAAAGCATTTGATTCCTTAATTAATAGTAAATATAAAGCAGATTATTTATTATGGATTGATGCGGACGAAGAACTGTATTTTAAAGATTTAGAACTGTTCAATAATTTAACTAAAGATTGTTATAATATTAAAAGAATTTATGGAAGCATCGATTATTACAATCCACATTTGATTAGAATAAATAACAATAATGATATTGGATGGAAATGGAAAGGCCCTGTTCATAATTATATATCAAATGATAAGCCTTATACAAGAGAAAATATAGATAAAGATATAGTACATATTAAATCATATGCCGGTGGTGGTGCTAAATCTCATGATGTAACAAATGAAGAAAAATATTTAAGAGACGCTAAATTACTATTAGAATATTTGGAAGAACATCCAAATGATCCACGCTCAATATTCTATTTAGCTCAGTCATATAAAGACACTGGTAAAATGTATGAAGAAGCAATAAAATGGTATAAAAAAAGACTAGAAGTTGGTGGATGGGACCAGGAGAAATATATGAGTTGTTATAATATTGGAAATTTATTGCGTAGATTAGGAAATACAAAAGAAGCTTTTTATTATTATTTATTAAGCTATGAATATGATAATTCAAGATATGAATGTTTTTATGAAATGATTGTACATTATAGAAAACAAGGAAAAAGGAAAACGGCTTTATCTTTATACAAACAATTGAGACCGGTTAATATTAATTCTGGTAAGTTATTTTTAGTTTCAGCAGTTCATGATTGGAAATTAGATTTCGAACTTACTATCATTCCTTATTATGCAAAAGAGTATAATTATGCTATTAACGCGTTTAAAAGATTATTTAAAAATAGAAAAATTCCAAAAAATACCGCAAGATTAATAATAAAAAACTTTGGGTTTTATGAAAAATATATGAGTAAAATAGACAATGATATGTTAGTTCAAGAAAAAATAAAATTTGAAGATTTTTATTTTCCAAAACAAACCATTCCAGAAAATTTATTTAATACAAATGAGAAAATTAAAATAATGAAAGAAGAAGTAAAAGAAGAAATTATTTTAAAAAGTGTTGAATTTGATGAATTAAATGATAAGGGAATTTCATTAACTGTTACAGAAAAATTAAATTGAATTATTAAATAAAATAAGAATATAGATATATAATTATTTTATTTGTTAAGATGTCTAGATACTTGAAGGCGATGTTTTCATGTTTTTCTGTATGTAATGTAGAAAGAATGAATTGGGAGACTGTAAATAATGATATTCCTATGTTTGGATTTGAAGGAGAAATTCACGAAGGTAAAATTGTAAATGTTTATGACGGTGATACCGTTAAGATTGTAATGAAAATGTTTGGAAAATTTTATAGATTTAATTGTAGAATAGAAGGTGTTGATACTCCAGAATTAAGAACACGTAATAAAAAAGAAAAAGAAATGGGCATTATGGTAAGAGACAAATTAAGAACTAAAATATTAGATAAAATGGTAAAAGTTAAGTGCGGAAAATTCGACAAGTATGGAAGACTTTTAGTAGATATACTAATAGACAATACTTCTATTACCAAATGGTTGATTGATAATAATTATGCCTTTTCATATGATGGAGGTACGAAAAAAAGTTGGGCTGAATATTTAGAAAATAATAATTAATAATAAACACAATTTAATTATAAATTATACTATGAGTTTTTATTTTCTGTACTAAAAAAAAATACCTGAAAAAGCCTACCATTTTCTTTATTTGTCCCAAAATAATCTAAACTACAATGATATTGTTTACTATTAAAAATAACCATTCTATTAAATACATTTCCTACTTTATCAACTAACGTCCATTTAGTTATGTCCTGACTATGATTACCTATATCTTTTTTCAAATCCTCATCAACTTCGGTTGAATATCTTGTTCCATCTTCATATTTATAAAATCCCGTTCCGGATGTTACCGGAGCATCTGGAGTTAAATATAAAACCGCTGCCCAATCATTCCAGCCATCATTATGTATCCAAGACCTATCACGAGAAGTTGTATATTGAAACGCACCATTATAATTTTTTTCAGTTTGATTTATAGGAAATTTTGTTATTTTTCCCGCAAATGGATAAATATATTCTTGTATAGTTTTTTTTATATTTTCACTAGCAAATGATAATGTTCTTTGTCCTGGATAATTCCCCCGAATTTTAAATTCTTGTTTTAAAACAAATTCACGAATTTTATTTGGATCACTATAAAAATTATCTATTACTAAATAAGGACAGTTGATTTTTTTACTCATTTAATATTAATTATATCTAAATTTTTAAGTAATTAATATTAAATAATTTATGGTTCTATTGTGGTCGGTGGAAGATCATCAATTATTTCATCACCATCATCAGGGATTTTCTGTGGAGGGTCATCATCTGGAGGCTTTATACCATCACCTTCTGTAAGAGTTATATTTATCTTATGTCTTCCTAGTCCGCCTGAACCACTTTGATTTAAACACGGCGCAACAGTTAGTTGTAATATTGTGTCTTCAGACGATCGACCTCCTAATATTCTTATAGCATCTGCTGTTGTAGTAATAAATGTAGTTGTTACACCCGTAATATTTACAGTTTCCCATTGAAACCCATCGCCAGTTTTAATTGATACAGTTATATTTAGATACTGCAAACTATCAATGGTAATAGCTATAGGAAATCCCTTATTTGATGGATTTAATATTCCGGAATTTCCAAATCCAAAATATCCAAAAAATATTGGTATTGTTGGTAATTCATCACCAGATGCGTTTGTATAAGTATCTTGGAATAATATACTACGAGTAACATCACTATATATTCCAAAAGTTTTGCCTCTTAATTGAGAAAGAGATAGTTGATTAATTGGTGCTGCTGGGGGATCAGAACCAACTGTTGAAAAAAAAATTTGATTAAGTGAAAAATTAGGAGCTCCAAAAACACCCGCTAATAGCAGTTGGTTCAAATCATTAGCTCCTAAATATTTATTTAATGTGAGAAAGGATAATTCACCACTATCATTTATTGCTACCGACATTATATATATTATTTATTTTTTAAATCTTCTATTTTATTCTCTAATTTTTCTACTTTATCATGAAGTGATTTAATGGCTTCAATAAGTAAAGGGATTAATCTTTCATATTTAACAGCTAAATAACCATCTGTTCTTTCTGCTACAACTTCAGGCATAATCTGTAATACTTCCTGTGCTATAACACCTACGTCATTTTTTCTCATAAAGTAATTATCTTCACCACCATTCTTTTCAATAAATTCGTTAGTCCAGTCAAAAGTTACACCATTAATAGATGTTATTTTGTTTAAAGGTGTATCTATAACCTTAATATTTTCTTTTAATCTTCTATCTGATGAAAAATAAGCTGTAATATTATTTTTGGCTCTAATATCTCCACTAATACCACTTGCCAAAGTCCCAACACCTAAAGATGTAGTAATACTTAAATTATCTGGTATGTCTCCACCAGTTCCTGGATCACCTTTTTCTCCCTGAGCTCCTTTTGGTCCCGGAAGTCCTATACCCGGGTCACCCCTTTCTCCTTGTTCTCCTTTTGGACCTGGAAGTCCTATACCTGAAGCACCTTGTGCTCCCCTTGGACCATCTTCTCCTTGCCCCCCTTTTGGTCCGACAACAGTAGAAGGAGCTCCTTTTCTAGATATACCTAAGTTATAAGTTCTATTAACAGTCCAACTAGTTGAGGAAGAACCCAATGAAACTAATTGAACTTTTAATACAATATAACTACTATAATTAGGAACATATTTCCATATCGGTGCTTCTGTTAATCTATAAATACCAATATCACTTGCTGTGTCGTCTGTGTTTCCTCTAATAACAACAATATCATCAGTTGAAAATAATCCATACCAACCTGTCGCAGAGGTTCCTCCACTTACAGGAGGCCCAACACCTATTTCATTTTGTAGAATATCTTTGTGATTAATCCAAAATTCTACTGTAGAAATTTTACTACTTGTATAAGCAGAACTTGTTTTAGAAGTAAATCCGCCAGTAGAAAACTGACCGTATCCACCATTTCCAGAATTCCATGTGTATTGGAAAGAATTTCCATCATATCCATTGGATCCTGTTTTTCCATCTTCACCTTGTTCTCCCTTAGGACCAGGAAGTCCAAATCCAGGGTCACCCTTTTCTCCTTGTGTTCCTTTGGGACCTGGGAGACCTATACCCGGGTCACCCTTTTCTCCTTGTTCTCCCTTGGGACCATCTTCTCCTTGAGCTCCTTTTAGACCAGGGAGACCTATACCGGGGTCACCCTTTTCTCCTTGTTCTCCCTTAGGACCAGGAAGTCCTATACCAGGGTCACCCTTTTCTCCTTGTTCTCCTTTAGGACCTGGGAGACCTATACCAGGGTCACCCTTTTCTCCTTGTTCTCCCTTGGGACCATCTTCTCCTTGAGCTCCTTTTAGACCAGGAAGTCCTATACCAGGGTCACCCTTTTCTCCTTGTTCTCCCTTAGGACCTGGGAGTCCTATACCAGGGTCACCCTTTTCTCCTTGTGTTCCTTTTGGACCATCTTCCCC